GCTGGAGATTTAGGTTTAGCTGATGATCACCAATTAGTACAAGATATTGAGATCAGTGATATTGTAACATTTGAAGATTTCCGTAAAGGATTTGAAGTTGCATTAAACAAACAAGAACAACATCACTTAGGCGTTACAAAATATATTTTAGATCAATATGAGGTTGAAGTTGAATGTGAAAATCCTAGTGAAACAAAAGATATAAAATCATCTCCAATTATTTCAGATTTAGAAATGATTAATAATATTGATTTGGTAAATCAAAAACTTCGTTCAGTTAGTAACTACGATGCTAGTATCAAAGAAATTATTACCAAACACGTATCTAGAACAGAATGGTTTCAAAAGAGATTAAAAGGCTTTAAAGAAAAAGTACTTGACGCAACAGCCGGCGACGAGGAAGCTAAGAAAAAATGGGATGATATAGATATGACAAAAAAACTTATTATTATCAAACCATATGCTGTGCCATTTCAGTGGGATCCGTTAAGACAAGATTATGCTAGAAAATTAAAGTATGTCATTAGAATCAAAAATGTAATGACAAAACTAGCCATCAAAGAAGAACTGCTGGCACCAAAAGAATACAACCAAAAAAGAGTAAAAACAATGGAAGAGAGAAAAGTGTTAACTAAACACTACAAGTATCATTTCACTGGTGAAAACTTAGATGTATTAAATTTTGATATTCAATATAATTTTCAATATGTTTATCCATATGATTCTTTACAAGGATTATACAACAAGTATCCAAGTCATTTTAGATTATCCAAAGAAGATAGAGAATTTATTAATACCAGAAACAAATTAAAAGAAACAATGGACAACTCAGCCACTAAATGGAACGCCTCTACCAAAGATGGAAGAATAGATCGTGCTGAAGAACATGATTTATTAGTATCCAGAAGACTATTTTTAGAAAACTATTTGGCAAGAGTAACATCAGGAGAAGTTGAGCCTGATTCAAATACAGCAGAAGCATTTCAAAAGTTAGCAGATCAATATAATAATGATACTGCAAAGGTAAACGAAAAATGGAACTACGGTAAAGGAGGTGGAATTCCACCCGAAAGAAGAGTTGCATTAAAAACTCTTGACGTTTCCAGTTTTGAGTCTAGTATAAAATCTTCAAAATTAAGTGGTGATACCGGAATTAAATTAAGTGGTAGCAATATTGCAGAAAAAATTAGTGACGCAGAATGGTTAAAATATGCAAACAGATATCAAGGTGATAGAGCTAAAGCATTTAACATTCAATTTTATGATAGAAAAATTATATCAGACGGTGTTGATGTTGGATCAGAAGCAGGTGGCGAATATATGGCTTTGTTAGAAAATTCAAAAGCTGGTCCTGTTGAAATGATGAATATTAGTATGGAAATCATAGGAGATCCTTATTGGTTAGAAGATGCATTTGGACAAGCTGATAAAAAAGGTTCCGTTGATGATACAATGGTTGACTATTCTAAAGAAACTGCTGTATTATTTACAAGTCTTGCTCCTGCTGAACCAGATCCAGAAACAGGATTCTTAAAAGCAGGTTCAGAAAGAGCAGATGAATTCATACAAGGAATATATGTTCCATATGAAATTGAAAGTACATTTAACAATGGACAGTTTACACAAAGAGTACAAATGATTAGAGATCCACTAACGAACATTGAAGACTTGAAAATAAGATCAGAAAATGATTATGCAGAAGCTAAAGAAAATGCGAGGACCAAATAATGGCAAGTAAGTCAGATTCATTTGCAAAGAGTTTCATAAAACGACAAACCGGAGACTCAAAAAGCACACAATATAATACTATTCAATTAGCAGAAGTAATGGAAAATGTTGATGGTGCTAAAATGGGAAGATTACGTGTACATTTATTAGGTTCACAAACTCCCTCAACTGATAAAAACACTTGGAAAACAGTACAATGGGTATCGCCATTTGCAGGTGCTAGTAATCCAAGTACAATGTTAGCAGGCGGTGATGCAGAAAACACATATCAAGGAACACAAGATGCTTATGGAATGTGGATGATTCCACCTGACATTGGTAATATTGTTGCCGTTGCTTTTGTTAATGGACAAGATGCTATGGGTTTATGTTTGGGTTGTTTATATCAACCTGGTGTTAACCATATGATTCCTGGTATTGCAAAAGGTACAACGTTTAGTGACAATGACGATGCACCAATAGTGCCAGTTTCAGAAGTTAATAGAAGATCTGCTGAAGCTCAAAACTTAGATGTATTTGATAATTCTGCAACAGGCCCAAAAGATAAAGTTAAAAGAGCAACACATACTCCAATGTATAATTCTTTAACTACACAAGGTTTAGAAAATGATAACATTAGAGGCTTAACAGATTCATCAGCTAGAAGAGAATCTCCATCAAAAGTATTTGGTTTTTTAACACCAGGTGGTCATCAATTTGTAATGGACGATGTGAGTCAAAAATATATTAGACTTAGAACAATTGGTGGTGCTCAATTATTATTAGATGATTCACATAGTGTAGTTTACATTATTAATAGCAAAGGCACAGGTTGGGTAGAGATTACTGAATCTGGAAAAATAGAAGTGTTTGGTGCAGACTCAATATCAATGAGATCAGAAAAAGATATCAATATAAGAGCTGACAGAGATGTTAATATTGAATCTGGTAGACACACAAACATCAAAGCCAACAGCACATTAGATAAAAAAGACGAAGAGTTTACACAACCAATTTCAACAAGGAACTTGGGAGACATCAAAGGTAATGTACATATACATAGTGCTGGTAACTTTAAAGTAACTGGTAGTAGTGGTATTGATTTAAGTACAACCACATTTAATTCATATTCTACTGTAGCACAAAAATTTACAACAACAGGGGAATCTCATATCAATGCAGGAATATTGCATTATGAAACTTCTCCTAAGATACACATGAATGGTCCAGTAGCATTGAAAGCCACAGAAGTTTCTGGCATATCTTTCCAAGCAGATGCTGATGGTAATTTACTTTATACAAATATATTATCAGAAAGAACTGGAGAATCATTAAACAGTCCAAAATCTACAGAAGCTAAACGTGGATCAATGTTGACTAGATTTACAACAAGAGAACCTTATCCGGATCACGAACAGTCAAATTTGGAAAATCAATCATAAAAAAAGGCGCCATAAGACGCCTTTCTAAAATTTAATATTTTAAGTATTACTCAGTTGGAGTAGTTTCACCACCTGGTAATGATGGCATATCGCCACCTATCATAAGCCATGCCGCAATTACAACTACTGCGATTCCAACCCATACCCATTTGTTTTTAAAAGAATTCATATTATTTTTCCTTCCTGTAGTATGTAATACTACTTGTTTCTTATTTGTTATACTACTTATAGTAAAAGATCACAAAAAAAGGGCGATAGTTTCCTACCGCCCAATAATTGCAATTAATTTTAAAATTAATTAGTATTACGCCGCTTTGTTAATCAAAGTCTTACCACTTGTTGATAGTAAGTTGATTAAAGCTGATTTCGTTGCCATTGCTGTTTGCAATGATCCTGTAGAAATTACTCTAACATTGAAATCATAACCTTTTGACACTAGAGCAGACGTTGGAGTCGCTCTTTTCATGTTAAGGTTTTTGTACTTAATAACACCACCGTTTACTTCGCCGTTGTTATCAGTTGCATTTTTGGCTTCTTCTACGAATACGCCAACTTTATTTTTAACGTTGCCTTTTACAAACTCTCTTGTATATACAACATATTGTTTAGTTCTAGCCATCTTTGTTTTCCCTCCTAACAGGTTTTTTAAGATTAAATTAAACATAACAAATACACTATAGCACTAGAATACAACTATGTCAAGTATTTTTTTTAAATTTTGGAAAATTAGTTTAATAAGTCTCTGGATCTTCGGGATCATACTGGGTTGTGTGGTTGGATTTACCCAATTTTATTCCAACTTTTTCGTATACAATTTCAGGATTGCTCTGTAACTCGTAAGTTAAGTTGTCCAAAGCACTTTCAATTTCATCATATACCACTTCAGCACTATTATCATTTAGCTCAACACCAATACCTCGTAATCTAGCATTATACATCTCACTGATTACTTCAATAAGGTGTACTCCTTTCTCACGATTTAAGTACCACCATTCTTTGCCAGAAGCAAAGTTCTTTAATTCATCACTCATGTTATTATAGTATATGATCAGCTATTCCAAGGTCAACCAATTGTTTGGCTGTAAAGTATTGGTCACTAGGCGAGTCTAATTTTTTCTTAACTGAAGCCATGGTTTTTCCAGTTGCTTCTTTTAATATTCTAAAACATCTTTCTTCACAGTTGTGGTTTTCTTGCATTTGAGATTTCATATCATGCATTTTAGACTCCATTGCATCAGAATGTTGATGATTCATGATACCTGTATTTTGTCCAATATATCTTTCGCCATGTTTACCACAAGCAAATATTAAAAATGCGGCACTCATTACAGCACCAATTCCAATAGTACTAATATTGTGATAACTGTCTCTCATAACGTCAATCAATGCAAACGACTCGTATAGGTCACCACCGGTTGAATTGATATACAACTTTAAAGTACGTTTTGGTTTTTTATTTAGGTTAGCAGTCACTATCCATTTAATAGTTCGAGCTATATTCTCTTCACTAATTTCTCCAGATAGATAATGAATATCGTTATCAAGTAGCAACGACTCAATTTTATCATCTGCACCGAAATTTTCAAATTTTTTCATTAATTGTTGCCTAATATTGATTATATTAAATATATTTATAATAAATTATTCTGATCAAAACTAACTAATATTAGGATAATTAAAGTAGTATATAATAATGTCTATAAATATCAATAAGGATACATAATGGCAACAACATATTCAACATCAACTGCAAACAACACTTCTGCTACTGTGGCAGATTCTCGTGTCTCTGGTAGAGTTTATAGAGGATTTTCATCAGTAGCAGGGGTAAAATCCAATCAATTATATGATGTTGATTTAGTTAAACAAGATTTAATCAATCATTTCTATACTAGAAAAGGTGAAAGAGTGATGGATCCGGAATTTGGCTCAATAATTTGGGATTTGCTATATGAACCAATAGATGAAAGTACTAAAGAAGATCTAGTTGAAGATTGCAAAAGCATAATTGCTTCAGATCCAAGAGTACAATTAATAGATTTAATTTTAGACGACGTTGGAAATGGTATAAGAGTAGATATACAAATAAATGTATTACCTTATAATCAACAAGCGTCAATGCAAGTTAACTTTGAAAGAGAAACATTATAATGAGTCAAATAATTAGACAAAACAATTTATTCTCAGCAGAAGATTGGAAAACAATTTATAGAAGTTTCTCTCAAGCAAACTTCACAGCATACGATTTTGATACTATTAGATCAGCTATGCTTAACTATATTCAAATAAATTATCCAGAAGATTTTAATGACTATATTCAATCAAGTGAATTTATTGCAATAATAGATTTATTGTCTTACTTAGGTCAGTCACTTGCATTTAGAACAGATTTAAATGCTCGAGAAAACTTTTTAGATACAGCTGAAAGAAGAGATTCAATTATTAGATTAGCAAAACTAATCAATTACAAAACTAGAAGAAATACTCCAGCAAGAGGTTTATTAAAAATTACAAAAATTAGAACCACAGAACCAATTACAGATTCAGACAGTACTGATCTTTCTAATACAAATGTTGTATGGAATGATCCTAACAATGCAAACTGGTATGATCAATGGTTAACAGTTTGCAATACATTGTTTAACACTACAAACCAATTTGGTAATCCAACTAAATCTGCAACAATAGGTTCAGTAGCAAGTGAAATTTATGCAACATCATCAACAAGTGATCAAAGTGTTGTTAAAAATTTTCAAACTTCTGTTGATGGAGTATCAACATCAATTGATGTTGTAAAAACAGATATTCATCCAGATAATTATTTTTATGAAAGAGCACCAGATGCCAATGAAGCATTTAACTTAATTTACAGAAATGACAACCAAGGCTTTGGTTCAGTTAATACAGGATTTTTTGTTTACTTTAAAGAAGGAACTTTACAATACCAAGATCATGAATTTGTAAATCCTCTACCAAACAGACAAGTTGATATTGACATTAGTGATGTTAACGACATAGACGTATGGGTACAAAAAGTAGGAACAATGGGAACACCATTAGAAAAATGGACGTCAGTTCCATCGCTTAATGGACAAAATACAATTTACAATTCATTAGCTTTAGCAACTAGAAACATTTATACAGTTAACTCTAGAAATAACGATAATGTTACAGTACAATTCAGTGATGGTAACTTTGGTAATGCGCCAAAAGGAACTTTTAGAATTTACTTTAGAAAATCAGCTGGTAAAGGACAAGTACTAAAAGCAAACAGAATTCAAAACGAGGAAGTTTCTTTTAACTACCAAAATTCAGCTGGACAAACATTTACAGCTACAATGTCTTTAACATTAAATTATACTGTTGATAATTCATCGCCTACAGAAACAAATACAGCAATTAAAAATAATGCACCGCAGGCGTTTTACTCACAAGACAGAATGGTTAATGCTGAAGATTATAGTATATTTCCTTTAACACAAAGTACAACAATTCAAAAAATTAAAGCTATGAACAGAACACACATTGGTCATTCACGATACTTAGATGTAAATGACCCAACTGGTACTGTTAAAAGTGTAAATGTAGTTGGCGAAGATGCTATAATATACAAGTCGCCAGACTTTACATTAACAACTGAAGAAGTTACAGGCACAGTAATTGATACTTCTAGTTATAGTTTTATTATACAAAACAAATTAGCACCATTATTAAAAAAAATACAATTACAAAATTTTTATTTTGATGATTATAAAACTTCAATTGAAACACATCATGATTCAGATCAATTTGAAATGGATCTAACTTCAGTAAACAGAGTATTATGGAAACCTTATCCTACAGCAGGCCAAAGTGAAACTGGATACTTTTATATTGGTGGCAATGATGCACCTTCACAGGCAATTACAGTTTACAATAATCCAAACTCTTCAGATGAAAAACTTGGTTTTATTAGACCAGGTACAAAATTAGAATTTGTTGATGCTTATTCATCACCCACTATTATTAAATGGGCGACTGTAATGAGTATAAGAAATGATGGATCAGTAATTACTACAGATACAACAGGAGCAATAACATTAGACACATCAATAACATCAGGATTAAAAGTTAGAAAAGTTCTTCCTAATTTAAGATCTACATTAACATTGAGCGAAGAAGCTTCAATACAATCATTAATGGAATCAGGTGTTAACTTTGGTATTGGTTTTCATTACAGAGACACATCATCTAAAACAGAATCATGGTACACTATTGCAGAAGATTATTTAGATAAAACATCTGACTTTACAGTACAATACAATCAGCAACACGGTGGATATAAAGCATTAGGAAAAGATTCATCTTGGTTAGTGAAAGCAACTTATATTGCACCGGCTTCATCGGCAACAAATGCAAAATATGAATTTACTATTAGAGGATTAGATTATGTTTTTGAAAGTTTTGAAGATGTTAGATTTTTCTATCATGATGATTATAA